ATCGCCGGAAAGGACCCACGAAATGATAATGATTATCATCTATATAAGGTTTATCACAACATGTGTGTACGCCATCAAACCACGAGAAATAATCAATTATGACGCAGGTATCGTATTAATTGATCTGCGTCAAATTAACGTAAAAGCAACTTCAGATAATACAAATCAGCAACACTGAATATGGGGAAACATTATGTCATCAAAGAACAGAACCCGCAGAACAACAACCCGCAACATCCGATTTCCAAACCAGATGATTGAACAAATTAACATCGCTCTTGATCTGAAAGGTTCAGGAAACTTTTCAGCGTGGGTTATTGAAGCCTGCAGGAGAAGGCTGGCAACAGATGCAACGCATCTGCGCCCGGCCAGCATGAAAAATAACGAGAAATGAACGTTCGGTTACAGGAGCAGGTACCCACTGTCCTCCAACAATATTTCATCTTCATATCCGACGGAACAAGACTTACCCTGCCGGGATGTACAGAATAACAACAGAGTGATAATTAATTTCTGATGAAATAATCAGGGTGCAGAAGGACTAAAGATAAACGTTTTCTTCACGCCTTTACACGGCCTGTCCTTCTCAAATCGCCATTTTGCCATCGCCTTTACAACCTGCTCATCAAACAAATGGTGCGGCTCTGAACGGATAAACTCAATTCGGGTGACAGTACCATCAGCACCAATATCAAACTTCACATCAACCCGTCCCTTTATATAATTTGCCGCTGCATAGGCCGGATATTGTGGTAATGCCTTAACCAACTGTCGGGGCATATCTGTTTTATGTTGCGTACAGCCCATAACCAGAGAAGACAACAAAATAATTAACGGAAGGTTTCTTTTCATTTTCATTCCCGGCACAGATAAGAATAAGTCTTATTCTAACAATGCCACCCTGTCGGTCATCAATCCTCTGCTTAATGGCAACGACAATTATCCGACTTAAATCACAAATCAGACACATGACATAACAGAGCTTGCGAGGTAACACATCGTCCGGTTTCTTCCACCATCGCACCGGACCAGCGACCATGAGGGGACAACGCCGCGCTCCGTTAACGCGGTAAACCCCGGTGTGTATCGTTTTTGATTATCCCCGCACACTCGCGCAGAGGAGTCTCCCGGTCGGGCTGCGGTCTCTGTTAATGCGGGGATACGGCGACAATACCGCGCATGGTTAATAAGGTCGCTCAACACACTGGCTGTAATGCAGCGGATACCATGCGGCATTTAGCGGCATTCATCGTACACTCAACGGTTAGCTCTTCATTCGTGGCATTCACCTGAAAGGTCCGGGAGTGTAATTGCGTACATTTACCACTGAACGAACCTTCAACAAGAACACGACCACGCTGCAAAATACGGAACGGAATTGTTCCCTGAAAAGGCTTTACGGTTACCAGTAATTTCTTCATGCATTCTCCGGATAACAAAAATACTAGTTAATACACTGAGTGCGGATATATTCCTGCGCCCCTTCCAGTTGCTTCTGCATTGTCATCAACCGCTCTCTGAGGGTGAAATAATCCCGTTCAGCGGTGTCTGCCAGTCGGGGGCCGGTTGCATTATCCATTCCGGAGGTGCCGGTGGCTTCACGCACGGTACCGGAGCAGGTGGCGTTGATCCGCAGGCGCTTACGACCAGCGGCAACATCAGCACGCAGAGTTTCATTTTCAGCTCTCGCATCGGCTAATTCCCTTGAGTATCTGGCATCAAGCGCAGCAACATCACGCTGGCGCTGCTGCATGTCAGTAATGGTTGCGTTTGCCAGCTCCAGCTCTCTGGCTTTTTTATCGCGCTGCGCTTTGTAGGTGATGGCGTTATCACGGTAATGGTCTGTTGCCAGCCACAGCGCACCACAGACCACCAGCAGAATAACGGTAAACGCGGAAAGCATTCGGTTTATGTTCACCCCAGCAGCCCCGACGAAGACAACATCATCCAGGCCATGGAAAGAAAAAGAGCAACCAGCATTAGTGAAAATGAAATGCCGACAATTACACAGAGGATCTTCGCCAGCGTTATGAGTTTGTCTGACATGCTTAATCCTCCCTTCACGATTTCAACGCAATGACCAGTTTTGCCAGCCCATACAGCATCGGGGACACAGCAACACCGACCGCCACCCACTTAATGGCAAAAGCCAGTGCTCTGCTGATGTCATCAGTTACAGGCGCTTTCAGTTCAAGGCCGTTTTTCATGGTCAACCTCAACAGAATTCGTTTATACTTCGCCATGTTCTCCCTTGCCTTACTCAAGGTCAGAAACACAAAACCCCGCTTGGTGCCAACAAACGGGGTTTTTACTTTTATTCACTTACGTTTCGCCAGTTCGCAGGATTTCGTGTTATCCGTCCGCGTGCTCATGCCTTATTTTTCAGCAAAATATTCTGCTTATCTGTCGATGTCCCAGCACGCCAGCGCACTTTCCTGGTCTCGCCGGGATACCTGACCGTAGCAATTATTTGAGCGGATACGGCAGTCTCTGCCACCGTCCTTAATCCACCAGCGAATCGCTTCGCATGCTCCCCTGCGGTCACCAGCATTAATCCGTCTGTAAAACGTCGACGGGAAACACTTACCGGGGCCAATGTTATAGGGACAAAATGACGCGATACCCGCTTTCTGGGGTTCGGTCAGCGGCACTTTAATATTGCGCTCCACCCATGCCAGCGCCTTATCACGCTCAATGGCGTTGACCTGGTCGCATTTTTCCTTCGACAACTTCATGCCCGGGACGACAGGTTTACTATCCACCAGGATGGCACCGCGGCAGATGGTCCAGATACCCGCGCCATCACGGTATGCCGTGGTGTGGTTACCTTCCTTTTCATCCAGAAACTGGTCGAGGATTTCAGGCGCAGGCGCACCTGCGGCAATCAGCGCCAGAACGGCAGCCGACAGGCCGTATTTGATTTTGGTGTTCATGGATATTTATCAGGGTTTATCGATTTCAAATCCCTGGATATGTTAAGTCTTCAGGCCAGCGGTGGAGTCTTCAGAGAACCAGTAATTATTCCCGGTAGTTTTCCTCTGTAGGTTATCAACACATCCTGCGCCTCTAAAATTACGGGGCGCTTTTCCGGCAACGGACCATCCCCTTCACATAACCCGGCAGCAACATCCATGAAAAACTGCTTCGCCTGCTTTTTCGCCTCAGCTTCGTAAAACTCCAGCGTGGCATCTTCAGTACGGTCAAGACTAATCGCCACATCTGGCAACAACAGTGACGGATACCCACCAATTTCCAGTGCCACAGTAACAGTAATCTTATTCGGGTAATTATTTATCCCTTTAACAACCAGTTCGTATTTTTTCTTCATCGCTTTACTCTCCCCGCGCCGCCTTACGACGGTCCTCTCTGATTTTGAAATACAGGTTAGTCAGATATGTCAGCAGCCCAAACAACAGACTCCCCAGCACGCCTATTGCCGCCCACTGAGACGGGGAAACCCTGTCCAGCAACTGCAGGAACCAGTAGCCCGTTCCCACCGCTGACGTGGTGTATGACACACCTGTTGTGATTTTTTCCATCTGGTACATACCCCGTCTCCCGCAATCCGGAAGCTCACAACAACAAGAGGGGCATCAGCTCACACCGACAGCCCCTGCGCATGGTTACATCATCATTTCGCCGTCAGGCTGAGGCTCACTGCTACCATCAGGCTGAGACCCGACGCCATCTGAAACAGCACTGTCATCCGCAATGCCTTCCGGCTCCGGAACAGTCGGTGCGCCCAGCAGTTCATCCAGAATGGCATCCACTTCTGCATCAAGACGCGCCTCAAGGTTCTGCCGAAGTTGCTGTTTCAGTGCGCTTCTGACTTCTTCAGAGCGCAGGACTTCCTTCACTGCTTCAGCAGTGACCAGCGATTTTATTTCTGACATGGTATTTTCTCGTTGAAAGGTGTTGTTAAGAAAGTTGCTACGGAATGAGAGGCTCTTCGGGTTTTGTTCCGGCTGACTGACTGGCACTGATTTTCTCAGCGGCCCTTTTGTCAATCTGCCTGCGCCAGAAATCTCTCACGACTCTGTACCCACCAGAAAGAAGATACAGCACACAAACTGCTGTACAGAAATACAACATAATCAGCTGTAAAAATGTCATTATTCATCTCCATTATTGACATGGTCAATGCCTGCCAGTAAAAAACTCCTGCATTTTTTGCTCAGCATATTTTTGCTAAGGATGTAGCGACTTCTGCCGCCGGTTCTGGCTCCTTGTTTTCCCTGCCACGGCGGTCTTTTTTTCCTGCTTACGGGTTATTCACTTCCACTGTTATACTTTCAATCAGCACCGTATACGTCGCCGCTTTTGTGATATCCGTTACACGTAATTTGTCTGCCGCAAAAGAACCTACCGGAGACTGCGACAGCATGAACGGTGCACCATCCTGACCATCAATCACCGGCGTCACCTGAATGCTGTTATTACCGGCAAAACGGAAACCCAGCGTATGCCATTCGTTGTCAAATGCGCCGAATGACCCCAGCTTCGTGTTCTGGTCAGCGTTACCCTTGTGGTACATCACGTTGAGGTCTGTGGCATCGCTCTGTACGTAAAACGACGCCAGCAGATTGTTACCGGCATTACCTTCCAGTGTGACACCCTGAGGCAATGAAGAAACCGGCCAGTACAGCGCCAGTGCGTACTGATTAGCCGTAAGCGCGCCATCGAGTTTAAAACGACAACTGACAAGACCACCTTTACCCAGCAGGTCCGCACCATTACCAGCATCATGCTCAAGGTACCAGGGGGCTCTTCCTGTTTCCTTGGTCAGTTTCATTGCCTTACCCCCGCTGGCTCCGGCATCATCCACGATTTGAGCCTTGCCACCTCCAGCAGCCCAACCCTGTGGTGTCAACCGTCCTTCAGACTCAGATGCCCGGTAAGCAAATAGCGTACTCATCGTCGTGGTGTCTGCGGGTGGCGTGGACGGTTT